CGGATAACGATTTTATGTTGCATTGTATTTAAAAATATTTGCACCACATTATTTTTCCGGAGCATTCCATTTGCGCACTTTACCACTCTTTTGAGTAGCAGGCGTCGCTAATTAGCGGAGTTCAAGCCGCGAGGAGATGTGAAAACAAGGTCCACATCGTAGACTGTTGGAGGGGCAGTCTCGCTTGATTTTATCAAGCAAATTCTTTTGATGAGCATTTTGTACTGTATGTATGGTCGAGGTATTATTATCTCCCGACATGCTTTTACATAGCCGATCAAAAAGTCTATTTGAGATGGAATAGTAAAGCGTTGTTGGATGAGCTTCGTAGCTCCCCATCGCAACTAAACCATCGTATATATATATATAAAACCCGGCGTTTATGTGCCGATTTGAGCTTATTCAAAGCTCTCTACAAATGTAAGGGATTGTTCAACACTCAAGTACTGCTTTGCAGAGTGGAAAACGGTACGGAGGATGGCCTTACCCTGGGTCATGTGCGTGTAAAGCGTATTGCCACTTCATTGTGGCCCGAGTACTTAGTTTGATGCCCAGTGACGGGGTTTTTCGAGAACTTACTTTTGTGCCAGAGGCAATTGCGATGAAACCTATCGTATATTATATAGGAGGTTTGTTCACCTTTTGAACAGTGGTTTCTTGCTTACTTTAACCCACGGGGAGACTTACGTCGTTATATACCCAAAATTTGAATTTGCATTTTCTTTTCTTTTTAAACTCACTATGGTCACAATTCAATCAGATAATTCATCATGCGCACTTAAAAAGACATATTCAATAATTGCTGGAACCTCTAGTAAAGGTACTCCAATTGGGACTCGCGTAGCTTCCGCCCATCACTTGGGTCTGTACGCACGCCTCCCGATCAGCCGTCCTGTTGTGACCGCTGGCAAAAGGAAGGGGCCTAAGCCCCCTAAGAGAAAGCCCTCAGCCCCCCAGGTGACTGAGGGGCTTAGGAACAGAGGCAGAAAGAGATTAGCAAGTATACAACGAGCTAAGACCTTAGCCAACAGACTGATTAAGAAGAACGCCGGCTCTTTATCAGAATACGCACGGAACACGGCAGTCGCACTGGAAGGTGGGGAAGGTGACGTCCTTCGCCACGCGGCAGCCGATCACCGCTTCATGCCACATGAGGTGGCCATGACTGAGTTGCAACATCACGTTACTTACAACATGTACATACGCCTCCACAAGCAGGTGGAAAAGATAATTGACATGATGCCTACCACACAAGTACCCAGTTTTTACGACACAGTCATAGGCAAGATGTGCGCCACTGCTAAAGCAGAAATGGCGTCCATTTTGGTCATGACCACTCCTTTGAGTGCTTCTGAGGTGCGAGACAAGGAGAACATGATGAGGTTGCTCAAGTTAAGCGAAATTGTTCCGCAGTCCGGTTTCTTTAGCCTTGATCTCGGGGCCAAAGAGATTGCCGATAGTGTCGAGGTGGCGAGTGCCACTATAACACATTCGGTTAATAGGCTATCCGGGAACGTTACGGAGCTTAATGACCTCATTCGTGAGTGCACTCCCAGGGTGGAGGTTGCACATGACATCAAGCTTCCAGGTCCTGTGATGCTCACGACTATTTACGGCATGTACGTTGCCTTGTGTAAGATAGCCCACAAGGGGAAGGATGCCGTTGTCCAAATGGCCTCCATTGTACTTGAGACCATGTCAGGATTTTCGTCCCTGCCGTCTACTGTTTGGGATGCTATGAACAGGACCATAGCGTGGGTATCAGGTTTGGGCATGAACGGTATTATTCCTCAAGCTTCGGAGGATTACACCGGGGCAGCCTCAGATCTTTTGACGTGGATACCAGCAGCTCTCGGTGATGCTTTTTCCGCAGCCTTTAAGGCCGGCGGCTATGTCAAGACCGGAGCCCAATTGATCGCTTCATACATGACTGGGATAAAGGGATTCCATTCTGCCATTACAGCTGGCTTGACCCTTGGTCGCGAGGTTCTCAAGTTCATCATTAGCTGCCTCGGGTACGACCATCTGCTCAAACATTTGGTGTCACACCCTATCATAATGGAAGCGAAGGAGTTCATGGATGAACTCAGCGCTAATTTGGCGACAAAGCAACACATTGTTACCTTAGCCGAGGCGGACCGCATACGCGAGCTTGTTAGCGAGATCAGGGAAGCCATGCGTTTAGCAACGTCGAAACATCCTGACTATGGGACCCTTTCCAAGACTCTAGAGAGATTATCGAGGGTCCAGAAGACAACAGAAGCGGTTTATGCTCGGACCAAGTCTAGAGTTGTTCCACCAGCCCTTATGCTGTTTGGACCACCAGGCGTAGGGAAGACAACAGTCCTAATGGAAATCATCAACGCCTTGATCATACTTAGTAGCCCCACAATCGAAAAACTTAATCAGATTAGTGAGGGCGGTAGTAACAAGAATTACGGTGTCTGGAATGCGAATTCCGTTTCCAGTTATTGCGACGGTCTTAAGTCCGGTGACATTGTAGTGAACTTTGATGAGTTCGGGGTGGAAAAAGATAACGGGACGGGCGCTCCTGCATCGATATCTAATTTTACAGGGATGGTCAATTCCATACCATTCAATCCCGAGATGGCAGCAGTTGAAGAGAAGGGGAAGATAGTTTTCGCCCCTTACTTCGTTACCGGGACAACAAATGTTCGCAAGTTTGGGCCTGAAGAACTTAAGTCTATCAAGGACCCAAAAGCCATCACTAGGAGGATTACTCACCCTATGAAGGTGACTGCGAGACCGGAGTGCGCCGACAGCATGGGGCGTATATGTGAAGAAAAAGTCAGGCTTATGCAAGAAGACTGTAAATCCAGAGGCGTTGAAGCGCCTAGTCCATCAGTGATACACCGTTACAACTTTGATACTGGCAGCGTTGAATTGGACGATCGCGGTATGCCCATTGAGGTGAGCGTGGATGACATCATTCTTAGTATGCATAGGCTGAGACAAGCCAGGGTGGACTTTCATAATGCAACTTTGGCAAAGAATAAGTCTGCCTCAACCAAGTACGTTGACATGCGTCGCGCTGAGTTGACGGGACAGGGCGGATCATCACCATTGGATTTTGTGCAGGGTTCCATGGCACGCATGTTTACGCGCGAGATCAACTTTGAGTGGTCGGATATTATCGATGACCTCAAGGCTAGACTGCCCTTACTCGCAACGTTGACATCTTTGGTCGCACTCACTGTGGCTGGCATAGCAGCCGTGAAACTGTTAACACCACGAACGAACTACCAGTCAGCGACGACTGTCATTAAGGGGAAGAACCTCGACAGACGCCTTCGAGGGGCTAGGCGACTTATCCAAAAGCCCAAGAACACTAACACGGAGCAGGCGTCCCTTGCTTACACTAATGTCATAGGTAAGGTTGGAGGCAATTTGTTTGAAGTGTATATCGGTAAGCTCGGTGCTGGGAAAAGGGTGGTAGCATTCTCCCGAGATTGCCTATCGTTATGCATTGGTGGCTCCACATTCATGTTTCCGGCACATGTGTATACGAGCATAGAGGAGAAGTATGACAGTGGTAATTACCTTGACGCTTATGTCGAGTTTCGCAAACCTAACTGTCTGGGTAGCGGTGTCGTGGTTGATTTGCCTACTTTCTTGCAGTCTGCTTATATTGCCCGGGAGAATGATAACCCGTTAGAGGATAAGGTTTACATCAAACTTCCGGATAATTCGATAGCAGCCAGCAGGCGGATAACACACATGTTCATAGATCACCATCGGGGCGGAAAATGCTTATATTACACGATCCGAGGTGGTGAGCCGTATGTCGAGGAAGTGGAAGCGATCCCGAAAAGTTGTGCGTATAATGGGTACGTTAACGATCACACACTTTATTACCCGATTAATACCCAAGCTGGCGACTGCGGCTCATTGCTGTTTGGCCTCGATTCAGCTGGCCAGTTGGGTATCGTGGCATTCCATGTCGCTGGGAGGAATGACTCGTCCCTGGGTGGTTTTGGCCAGACCTTCTCCTCTGCGGTTGACGCCGAGGTGAGAGAGAAGGTGGTTGCCTCTCGCCCATTCATCTTACACAGCGCACTTGAAACTCGCGTCAAATACGAGGCAGATACTGTCAGTACTATGGAGGTGGTTGGTAAAGTGAAAGCACCCCCACCTGTGCCTTATAGTAGGATTATAGCAGCACCCCTCTATAACGAATACGGTCTCGAGACTGGAAAGAAGCCGGCTAATCTCAGACCGTTTATGGCTGAGGATGGCACAAAGGTGGTTCCAATAGAGAATGCCAGGAATAGATATTCTCATAACGCTATGGTCATTGACCCGATTGAACTTCAGACGGCGAAGGATGCGGTGTTTTCGCGCATAATTAATGGATGCTCTGAAAGGACGCCGCACACGACCATTTCAATCCATGAGGCCCTCTCAGGACCCGGTCACATGAACATAATGAACAGGAAGAGTTCTGTTGGGGCGGTCGAAGCCCTGTTGTACAATGCGACAGACAAAACTCCCATTATGGGCTCCGAAGGCCCGGTTGACACGTCTGCGCCAATGTACGCGAAATTTGCTGAGGATATGGACGAACTCTTGCAACAGATAGTCGAGGGGAAAGCCCCGACTCCACTATTCAAGGATTTCCTCAAGGACGAGGTTTTGGCCAATGATAAGGTCGACGCGGGTCGCGATCGGAAGGTCGCCGCGCGGGGTATGCAAGCCGGTGTAGTGGCCAGGATGGCGTATTGGTCGGCTATGGATACCCTGATCAACCCAAAGAACCTTATATTTAATGGCTCTGCCGTGGGTATTAACCCCGCAGCTGACTGGGCCAACCTTGTTGGTCATGTCCTGGCCAAGGGCGATGGCGTGTTCTGCACGGATTTCCGGTCATGGGATGCGTCGATGAGCCACCAGATTATGAGGGCAGCTTTTGAGGTCCTTAGCGACATAGCTCCAACCACGGATGCGGACACACTGAAGTACCGCGAGTGGATAGCAGACAGCATATGCTCTTCAACCCACCTTGATGACCGTTACGTCACTGTGTGGTCGGGGTCAAACCCATCTGGGAACGATTTCACCACTGTGTTGAACAATATTGTTCAAGCCATAGCCATGCAGCTCACGATCTCAAGACATGTTTTGGAGAGTGACAGGCATTTGGTTGATCTTCCAGCTATTATCCCTAGGTCAGGATTCACTGACCATGCATCACAGGGTATGTACGAGGACCAGTTCAAGTGCTCTGACCCCGTAACTGCGTCGGTTATCATGAACCTCTATCGGCTTGTAACTTTCGGGGACGATGGGATAATGTCTGTCAGACCCGAGTTGAACATGACCACTGGCGACTTGGCTAGACATGCCAAGGCTTTTGGGTTTGTTTTGACTAACGCTGACAAGACTGATCCATTAACTAATCCACTGCCACCACAGTCCATAGTTAAGGCCTCGTTTTTGAAGAGAGGCTTTAGGTATGAGATGGGGAGATGGACGTGCCCGCTGGAGCGGGAGTCCATATATAAGTCCCTCGCTTTCACCAAGAAGAACTACAATCGTGAAGATTATGAGCGCGTGGTGCACAATGCCGCCCTCGAATTTTCTATGCATGGTGAGGAAGTGTGGACGAGAGAACACGTTAGGTTGTTGAACGCGTGTGCAGAGGCAGGAGTGAAGTATGATGTTGGCAATTATAGTCAATGTGCTGCTGAGATCCTGACTCTGGATTGGGCTACCTGGGTTGGGTAGTTCAAACCCAACGGGTTCCGCCTTACCTTAGGCGAGAGGGAACGCATCCCCTATAAGATGCGCGGTCACTACGGTGCCCGATAGCCTCAGTGAGCATATCACTTGTAAAAATCTGTATAAAGAGACTCGAGTCTATTATAATGGCAGAAGAGACAGAGTATAAGCCTTTTATTTTTCTATGGACACAATTAATACAACAACTGACACCCACGCTGTCACTAAATTCGTGGAACCAGAAGAGATGCCTCATGAGGAGGCAACATTCACTCCAATTTCGATTGATTCGTCAGATCATTCAAGCATTGCCGATTTCCTAGCAAGACCGGTTTTACAGTATAATTCATTTTGGAGCACTACAGACCTAGCATCAACTGATCTTGTACCTTTGGGTGTTGGGTTGCCGAGTGATGGTATTTTGAAGACCAATCCTATGTATGTGGACAAACTAAAGGGATACAATTTGGTTAGAGCCACGATTAATTATCGGATTCAGATAAATTCGAACCCTTTCCAACAGGGGCGTTTATTGGCACATTTCTTGCCTTTTGCTCTAGAGATGAATGACGGGTACAAAAAGATGCATAATTTTGACCTGACAACTAAGACCCAACAACCATCAGTAGAGGTGGATTGTCGCGGGGCCGGGGCTATTTTATCAATCCCTTTCTTAGCACCTACCACTCATTATGAGTTACATACTGGTCACTGCCCAGTGTTTGAAAGAGGCAGATTGCACCTATCGGTGCTATCACCTCTAAAGACTAGTGGCACGGGGACACAAGACGTTGAGGTCGCTATATGGGTCTACTTTACTGATGTAGAGTTGCGTGCCCCTATTATACCACAAGCTGGGAAGGCTGGAAAGCGTTCCAGCAGGAGTCGTATGTATGCGAGAGCCATAACCGCTGAGGAGTCATCTAGCGTTGAAGCCACAGGCAGTGTTTCTCGCGGGTTGATGATGGCATCCAGCATTGCCAGCGCCATATCCTCCATCCCTATGATGTCAGCAATAGCAGCCCCAGCTTCTTGGGCGCTAGCTGCTACATCAGGTGTGGCTTCTGCGTTTGGTTATTCCAAACCAGACGTTGATGCACCCCCTATGCCAATGTCGAATCAGTATGATAAGTATATGGCAACCTCAGATGGGGTTTCACCAGCAGTACCCCTTGCCGCAACGTCTACTAATTCACTTTCAATGGAGAATTATTCTTATGGTGACGTCGACGAGATGTCGACGGCATTTTTGTATGGGGTTTCCGCATTTGTGGACACCTTTGAGTTTGGCACCGCAGATGTCCACGATTCAGTGTTGTACTCCAAGGTTATTTCACCGACACATTTGACGGTGGAGACTGCTTACACCACAGGTGCTGATACCCAGACGGTTACAACTGCCCCCCCAATGGGGTACTTGACGAGCAAATTTAAGTATTGGAGAGGCACTATTAAACTAAGACTCAGTATGGTTAGGACAGAGATGCAGTCAGGCCGATTGCAGATCACGTTCACACCTTTATCTGCGGCATCTCCTATTTTGCCATCCGTAGTGACAGGGTCATACGCAATTAGGCAGATTGTAGACATTACCACTGATGAGGATGTGGAGATTATTATCCCTTACATGCTACCAGTTCCTTATCTTGTATTGGGTCAGGGGTCGGGGGTTCTTGAAGTTCGGGTTGTTAACCAGCTCAGATCTCCAGAGACTGCGGCCCAGAGCATAGATATATTGGTGTTTGCTTCGGGAGGTGCTGACTTCGAATTGGCTGTGCCTTGTAACCGTACTGGATACAATATCCAACCAGTTGTTCCCCAATCTGGGGTGAATGAGACATTGGAAATGCCTGGACCGATTGTTCCACAATCAGGGGGAGATGAGACGATGGAAACTTCAGTGCTCCCTGAGTTGGAGTTCGCCTCCAGCTGTGTTGGCGAGAGAATATTCTCCGTCAGGCAGATGATTAGGTTCTCATGCCTCCCAAGGTCCGGAGCTTTGCCTACGGATATAACATGGTGGCCCTGGGCGTTTGCACCATATGCAATGTCGGGAGTACAATCATATCCATTTCACTATGCGTCGATGACAGGTGATACATACAATTATGTTGCAGGGATGTATGCTTTATATCGGGGTGGCATGGATGTCATGCTCGAGGACGCTAGTAATAGTATCTCAAGAGCGTTCTTAGATTTTGCAGACGAACCTGGACAGTATATTGCCGCAACGGTTTCGGCAGATATAGAAGGGACTGCAACGTCAGGGATTAGTACTGGTGCCACTAAGTTCGCTGGGACTGGCATCAACGTCAGAGTGTCTGAATCAGGCCTGGCTGTTGCAGCAGTCCCATATTATAACCGCTTCCCTGTATCACTGAATAACCCCATGGTAGCCGATGGTGGCACAGATTATGTTCCTACGGACGGGTCACAGCCTTTGACGAAGATTGGTCTTTTTGTTGGGTCGAGTGGTTCCCCTACTTATATTGCTAGGAGAATTAGAGAGGATTTTCAGTGGTCCTTGTTTGTTGGTTGCCCACCATACGTGGTGCAGGCAACAATACCATAATTATTTGTTATGTAAATATTGTAAATAATATATATATTGGGTTCAAGGCGTAAGCCGGAATTATCCCAAACTAATACTCACATTCGTGTGAGGCCGTCGTG